AAAATTGGGTGAAACGGCCGATTTAATCCGTGCAGAAGCGCGTCGTCGGGGTTCAGACGTGATTGAAGGGGATGGCATCTCATCTTTGCGGTCGCAAATGAACCGATAGGTTCATTATTGCAACCAATAGCAAAAGGTGAAGCAAAATGCCTTCAACTAGCGCACCGTTCGGTCTCCGTCCGATCTTTTCCCCGATGGGAATTGTTCGTCCGGTGAACGCACAAATCAAGTCCGGCTACGGCACGGACATTTTCCAGTATCAGCCTTGCCGTTATGGCCTTTCCGGTGACTCAGGTTCCGTCGAAGGTTATATCGTCCCGGCCGCTGCTGGTGATCGTCTTATCGGCACTTTTATGGGTGTCGAATGGACTGACACGACCGGCCGTCGCCGCGTCAACAATTACTGGCCCGCTTCAACAGCAGGAACAGACATTGTTGCTTATGTGACGACTGATCCGACCATTGTCTATGAAATTCAGGCTACAGCAGCCCTTTCCATCGACAAGATTGGTCAGCAGTATGACATTAACTCCGGAACGGGTAACACCTCGACCGGCCTGTCAAATGTCCAGCTTAACGTAGCTTCGTCGGCTAACAACGCGCAGCTTCGTGTCATCAACCTGTCGAACTATATCGACAACGCATGGTCAGACGCATATCCGATTGTTCAGGTTCAAATCTCTGAACAGCAGAATGTTGCTGACATCGCGTCTTACTAAGGAGGGCTTGAACTATGGCACTTCCAATGCGTTCTACCGACTTTCGTTCGGTAGTTGAGCCTATCCTGAACGAAACGTTCGACGGCATTTACAATGTCCGTAGCGACGAATGGAAACAGGTTTTCCGTGAGCAGCAGGGCATCCCGCGCAATTACCATGAAGAACCCGTTCTTTATGGCTTTGGTGCGGCGCCTGAATTGCCTGACGGCACGGCTGTTACCTATCAGTCGGGTGGCGTCCTCTTCCTCGCACGATACATCTACAAGGTGTATGGTATGGCCTTTGCTCTCACAAAGGTTCTTGTGGAAGATGGCGATCATATCTCGATTGGTCGCACTTATGCCGAGCATCTTGCTCGCTCGTTGATCGAGACGAAAGAGACGCTGGGCGCAAACATCCTCAATCGCTCGTTTAACGGTGCTTATCCGGGCGGTGACGGTGTTTCGCTTGTGAACACAGCACATCCGATTGCAAATGGTCAGACATTCTCTAACCAGCTTTCAACGGCCGCTGCTCTTTCACAGACCTCACTTGAGCAGATCCTTATTCAGATCCGTCAGGCTGTTGACAACAACGGCAAGAAGATCCGTCTTGAGCCGAAGAAATTGGTCGTTTCACCGTCCAATTACTTCCAAGCTGAAGTCCTTATGAAGTCTGCCCTCCGCACAGGAACCAATAACAACGATATTAACCCGTTGGTTTCCACAAATGTGCTGTCTGGTGGTCAGGCCAACCTGTCGCGTCTTACATCGACAACGGCATGGTGGGTCCAGACCGATGCTCCAGAAGGTCTGAAGCTCCTCATGCGCCGCAAGCTCGAAAAGAGCATGGAAGGCGACTTTGAGACAGACTCGATGCGCTACAAGGCAACCGAGCGTTACATCTTCGGATGGACCGATCCTCGCGGTGTCTACGGCACAGCGGGCGTTTAAAAAACGCACATGGGGGGTGGCGCAAGCTGCCCCCTTAGTGCATTATATAAACATCTGAAACGTCAAGCTCTTCAAGGAGAAGACAATGGGACAGCAGAATGATGATCTCTGGATGGGTGCAGCGACTGGCCCCCAGACCGCAGGATGGGCCAATGGTGGCAATCCGGGCGTAATTGGTCACGGCGTCGGCCCTCTCGGCCGCACATACATTTTTGACATTGTTCCGGAAGCAAAATCGGCAACGGCAGTTTGCGCTGCTCAAGCTGTTGCTGCTGCTGGCAACGCAACAATCAATGGCGCATCGGCCACGGCTGGTGTTGCAGTGTTTGATTATGCTCGCACGGTCAATGTGGACAGCACCAACGCTGGCGACACAACGCAAACCGTCACAGTCACAGGAACGGACTATTATGGTCAGGTTCAGACTGAAACGATTGCAATGAATGGAACGACCGCTGTTGCTGGTCAGAAATCCTTCAAAACGATTGTTCAGGTTGCTGTCAGCGCCGCTCTTGCCGGAAACCTCACGGTTGGCAACGAAGACGTGTTTGGCCTTCCTTATCGCGTCACTGATGCCGGATACCTGATTGGTGTTGGCTGGGCTGGTGCGCTTGCCCGTGATGCTGGCACGTTTGCTGCTGCTGATACGACAAGCCCTGCAACAGCAACGACAAACGATGTTCGCGGCACATATGCTCCGTCTTCGTCAGCAAACGGTTCGCGCCGTCTTGTGATTGCAATCGGTTTGACGGCCCTTCAGGCTGGCCCGAACGCTACGCAGACAGCCGCCATCGGCGTCACTCCGGCTTAATTAAGTAGGGGGAGTTAATCTCCGCCTCCTTTTCACAGGAGAGATACCATGGCCGATTTAGTCGCAACACAGACGCTCCTTGATGGTGATCGTCTTGTTATTCAAAAATTTACAAACATTTCTGATGGCACGGGTGAAACTGCTGTCAACAAAGTGATTGTTGCAAATCTTGCACCAGATCAATTTGGTAAAGCTTGCACCGGAGTAAAAATCAACCGTATCTGGGCTAATACCCATGGTATGGAAGTTCGCATTTTATGGGATGCGACAACAGATTTGCTTTGCTGGATGATCCCTCAAAATACCACTTACGATATGAGCTTTGACTCATTTGGTGGATTGCAAAACAATGCTGGTGCTGGAAAAACTGGAAACGTAGCATTTACCACATCAGATGCTTCTACTGGCGATATGTATACCATCGTCCTTGAGTGTATCAAAACATACGGATGAGATCATGGCTAAGTCACCGGCATGGCAGAGGTCTGAAGGTAAGAACCCTAAAGGCGGTCTGAACGCCAAAGGTCGGGCGTCTTATAATCGTGCAAATCCGGGTAAGCCGGGGTTAAAACCCCCGGCCCCTAAACCAAAGACTGAAAAAGACGCTGGCCGCAAGAAGTCATTCTGCGCCCGCATGTCCGGCATGAAAAAGAAATTAACATCATCAAAGACAGCAAATGATCCAAATAGCCGGCTCAACAAGTCGCTGAGAGCATGGAACTGCTGACATGGCAAAGCCTTTCTGGGAAACCAAAAACCCAAAGAAGAAAAGCAAGTCTTTGACACCGGCACAGAAGTCGGCCGCAAAGTCTCGCGCTGCAAAAGCTGGTCGTCCATATCCAAATCTTGTTGACAATGCTGCTGTCTCACGGAGAGCAAAATGAAAGACTTTAAATGTCCTCCCAAGATGGCATCAACCGGAAATTTTGCTCGTTTTGCTGAAGGCGGTTTAAGCAACCGGCTTGGACCTCCAATGAAAAAAGGTGGAACAGTTCAATCTGTTCAAATGGCAAAATCAAATGCTGCTGCAAAATTTGCAAAGGCTCGCCCATCTGCGCCTTTTAAATCTGGTGGCAAGGTTGAAAAAGTCATGCACGAATTTAAATCTGGCGATCTTCACTCAGGCAGCAAAAAAGGTCCGGTTGTGAAGAGCCGGAAACAAGCAATTGCCATTGCTCTGTCCGAGGCTGGCAAATCCAAGAAAGGTTAAGACAATGGCTAAAGTTTCAAAATCCTTTGTGAAAGCAATGGAAAAACAATATCCAAAAGGTGCAACAATCACCCCAAAGAAGCCCGTTAAAAAAGCAGATGGTGGCATGATGACTGGCATCCCTGCTGGTGAAAAAGGCGGCCCCGGAGCGCCCATCCGCGCAATGCCGGGACCGCGCCCAATTGGCGGTGGCGGCGGAATGAGCCGTCCAGCAATGCCAAAAAAGAAACCAAAGCCATCTGGTGAACGTCCAATTCAAATGGGTCCGGGATTTCCGGGTGGAAAGCCAATTCAGGCTCCTGTAAAACCCGCAATGCCCATGCGTCGAGCAAAAGGCGGAATGGCTAAAGGCAAAAAATAATGGCTACCAGCGGGACGGTATCAACCACAGTTTTTAACACTAACAACATTCTGGACCAAGCGTTCAGGCGTTGTAAGGTGCAGCCAGCTACAGTGTCGTCTGAAATGCAGCAGACGGCGCTTGATAGCCTGTATCTGTTGGTATCGTCCCTCTGCAATCGCGGTATCCAGCTTTGGACCATCGAGCGGATCATTCTTCCGTTTTATCTTGGTAACGTAAACGTTCCTTTTCCAGTTGGGACAATTGATCTTCTCAACACCAACTATCGCACGTTGAGCCGCTACAACGGAACAATGACGGCAAGTTCTGGCGTTGCTGATCTTTCAGATGACGGAAACCTTGAATCCGCTACGACGCAAACGTCTCCAGACGGTTGGATTAAAAACGATCTTGGGTCGCAGCAGATTGTCACGTCGTTTGGTTTCAATATGAAAACAGCAGGGACTTACAACATTGTAGTCTCTTACAGCAACGATGATGTCACATATAGTGACGTGCTTTCACCGGGAAGTGTTTCATATGAAACAGGTGAATGGAAATGGTATGACATCAATCCGTCCGTTGCTGGCCGGTATTGGAAGATGCGTGAGATCGGCGGCGCAACACTCGACGTTGCTGAATTTGTCGTAGCCGGGAACCCAACAGAAATTCCAATTGCTCGTCTTAATCAGGACGATTACACAAATCTTCCAAACAAGACATTTCGTGGTCGGCCGCTTCAGTTCTGGCTTGATCGTCAGCTTGCTTTTCCAATTGCAAAGCTCTGGCCGACGCCAAATCAAGAAGCGCAGTTTGCCCAGTTTGTTGCGTGGCGGCAAAGACACATCATGGATGTTGGATCTTTGACTGAAACAATTGAGTTCCCGCAGCGTTGGGTTGACGCAATCACATGGGAATTGGCTCATCGCATGTGTTTTGAGCTTCCTGATGTTGACATCAACATGGCTGACCGGATTAAGCCACGGGCTGACGAAGCTATGGCACTGGCGTTTAACGAAGAGCGCGACAATTCTCCGTTTATGATGTCTCCAAACATCAGCATGTATACGAGGTAGCCATGGCAATCTGGCTCGACACAACTGGACGAGGAACGCTCGGCATCGGTGTTTGCGACCGTTGCCGGGTTAAAATGTCCATTGAAGATCTTATGCCAGATCCAAACTCGCCCGGTCTTCGGGTATGTCAAAAGGATCTCGATCAACTTGATCCATATCGTTTACCAGCAAGACAAGTGGAAGCAATTGCTCTTCCGTTTGTCCGTCCTGATGCCAATCTTGCCACCAATCCTCGCGGTCTTGTTACTCAGGACGATAATGAGTTCCTGATAACACAAGACGGCCAACAGTATATTTTGCCATTCCCATGAGCGTTGAACCAACGACGACCCCATCAAATCTGGTTCCAACCTACATTTCGGAGCTTCCGGCAACGGCAACTCCGACGGCGCCGGACCTTGTTCCAATTGTGCAGAATGGTGTTACCAAGCGCACAACCATTGCTGATCTTGTTGGTGCGGTTGCGGTTCCATCGACACGCACAATTACGGCCGGTTCTGGGCTTGGCGGAGGCGGAAGCCTCGCAAACAATCTGACGATATTTATGCTGACAACCGGTGTCACATCGGGAACGTATGGCTCGTCAAGTGCCATTCCAATTGTTACGGTAAATGATCGCGGTCAGGTTGAAAGCATTAGCACGACTGGCTTTACGGTTGATTTTGCCTCAATCACTGGAAAGCCCACAACCCTTGCTGGGTATGGCATCACGGATGCTGTGCCTGAAGGCCGTGTTGTAGCTGGGCAGCAATCTGTATCAGGCGGCGGTTCTCTGACCAATGATGTTTATTTGACATTGGTAAATGACCAAAACAATCCCGGCCCCAATAAAGTTTATGGAACAGATGTTCTTAGTGTAAAAGGATGGCAACCAATTCCTGTTGGTCCTACGGGACCAAGCGGTCCAACTGGATCGAGCGGGCCAACCGGGGCAACAGGACCGTCAGGAAATGGTCCAACAGGCCCAACAGGCCCGACTGGAGCCGCCTCAACGGCCGCTGGCCCGACAGGTCCGACTGGTGCAAATGGAATTGATGGGCCTACTGGTCCTACCGGCGCAGCCTCAACTGCGGTTGGTCCAACAGGACCGCCTGGAGCAGCAGGAACTAATGGACCGACCGGACCAACTGGAACTGCTGGACCCAACGGTCCCATAGGCCCCACTGGAATCGCCGGAGCAAATGGACCTACAGGTCCAACTGG